TGGTCGCTCACGTTCGGCGATGAGCAGTGGACCGACTTGCGCGTGGTCTTCGAGATCAACCGCAACCTGACCAAGCATCCCGACCCGGCGCAGATCACCATCTACAACCTTGCGACAAAGACCCGCAGCGGCTTCTATCAAGGCGCACCGGTTCGGCTGACTGCCGGCTACAAGGACGCGGCGGGGTTGATCTACGCGGGCACGCTTACGGGCATCACCCCGAATCGCGACGGCCCCGATTACGCCGTGACCCTGAACTGCCGCGACGGCGACGCAGCCTATCGTGCGACCTGCAACAAATCCTACGCCGTGGGCGCCCCGTTGTCCTTGGTGGTGCGCGACCTGGCAGCGGCGATGGGGTTGACCGTGGGCGGCAGCACGCAGCAACTGCTAGCCGGCTACCGGACGCGCGGCCCATTGGTCACGGTTGGATACGGGCAGGACAAGATCGGGCAATTGCTCGCCCCCTACGGCTTGCGCTGGTGCATGGTCGACGGCTCGGTTGTGGTGGTCGAAGGCGACGGCGCGACGGCGGAAGAAGCCATCTTGCTGACACCCGACACCGGGCTGATTGGCAGCCCCGAGCCAATCAGCGACAAGGTGCCGCCGGTGGGCGCGGTGGTTCGACGGCTTCGCGTGACCTCGCTCTTGCAGCCGGGCTTCCTGCCTGGCCGCAAGGTCAAGTTGCAATCGGTGGAGTACAGCGGCGTCTACCGCGTGGATCGGCTGGTCCACAAGGGCGACACGCACGGGCAGGACTGGTATTCTGTCGCCGAGGTGTCCTTGGTTCCAGGTGCAGCATGATCGGCCCGTCGCTAGAGGAAGTGCTAGACCAGCTTGTGACCTCGCGGTTGCAAACGGTCTGGACTTCGCTGCCGGGTCGGGTCTTGGCGTTCGACCCCACGTCGTCAACCTGCGCGGTGCAGCCGTTCCCGGCGATCTACCAGAACGGCGCGGCGGTGGAACTCCCGGCGCTGTCGTCGGTCCCGGTCGGCTTCCCCAGCGGCGGCGGTGCGAGCCTGACCTACCCGCTGCAAGCCGGCGACGTGGTTCTGCTGATCTTCTCGTCGGCGTCCCTTGGGCGATACCGCGAGGAAGGCGCCGAGGGCGACCCGGCAGACGTTCGGCGCTTCGACCTGTCGGACGCCTGGGCATTCCCACTTGCGGCGGCTGGGCAACCAGCAGCCACGGTCGGGCGCACGATTCTGACGCAGCCCACCTTGGGCAAGGTGCAAATCGGCGATGCCTTGCTCCACCCGGCAGCGGCGCGGGTCGGAGACACCGTGCAGATCCCGATGAACACGGTCACGGTCGGGCAATTGGTCACGGCGATGGGGCAAATCGCGGCAACGGGTTCCTGCGTGCCGTTCAACCTGAGCGGAACCATCACCAGCGGCAGCAGCTTGGTTGAGGTGGCATAATGGCGACGGTGGCTTGGCGTGACCTTGCGCTAGACAGCAGCGGCGACCTGATCCTAGACGGCGGCGACCTCGCGCTTGTGCAGGGCGAAGACGCCATCGCACAAGAGTGCCGTGTTGCGCTGGCGCTGTGGGTCGGCGAGTTCCCCTTTGACGTGACTGTGGGCACGGACTGGCCAACCTTGCTGAATAACAAGGGCTTGACGGACTCGCAGATTGCGGCTGAGGTGCGGCGCGTACTTCTGACGGTTGACGGCGTGCAAGCTGTGGACAATGTGAGCGTAGAGCGCGATACTGTTTCGCGGGCGGCTACAATCGCCGTCGACGTGCGGACGGATACCGGGGCGGTGCTGACCATCCCGACCGTCACGCTGGGCTTGGGGGTGTGACGTGGCCGGACCTACCTACGGCGCAAGCGGCCTGCAAATCCAGACGGCGACCGAGGTTCAATCGGACCTCGCGGCGTACCTTCAAACGCAATTCGGCGTGTCGCTCCAAGCCTTGAACGGCAACGCCGTGGTGGGCGAGTTGGTATCGGCGCTGGCGCAGATCCTCGTCGCCCATCAGGAAGGCATCGACGGCGTATACCAGTCGTTCCACCTGGACGCGGCTGCGGGCGTGAACCTAGACCGGCTCGTGCAGTTGGTTGGCATCACCCGGAACGCGGCAACCCGCACCGTCGTCACCGTGACCCTGACCAACAGCGACGGCGTGGCGCACACGGCACCCTTGGGCGCGGTGGTGCAGCACATCCCGACCGGGCAACTGTTCGGCGTGACCGCCGCAACGCTTGTGGGCGCTGGCGGTACCGCTGACGTGCAGGTGCAGGCGTCGGCGACGGGTCCGATCGATGTCACGGTTGGCACGGCGGCGGATTGGGCGTGGGTCACGTCCTACGCCGGGTCGACCTTCATCGCCGTCAGCAACGCGGCTGCGGGCACGCCTGGCACCGATGAAGAATCGGACTCTGACCTGCGCGTGCGGACGCTGGCGAGTGCGCATCTGCCCGGCAAGGGCAACGTGGACTCGATCCGCGCTGGCATCGCCGATATCAACGGCGTGACCTACTGCGAAGTGTTTGAGAACGTGTCCAACTTCATGGGCATCACCTCCCCCGTGACCATCCCGCTTCTGCCGGCTCACAGCTTCGTGGCCGTGGTGGTGGCGCCGGATACGGCGGCGGAACGGCAGGCGATTGCGCAGGTAGTGTTTGACCAGAAGCCGGCGGGCATCGACACTTACGGTAACAAGACCGAAAGCATCACCGATTCGCAGGGCTACGCGCACAACGTCAAGTTTGAGTTGGCGACGGCTAGCACAATCGTGGTCACGGTGCAAGTGGTCGGCGTATCCACCGCGTTCGATACCGCGATCAAGGATGCCATCATCGCCTACATCGGCGGCACCCTGAGCACTGGCAGCACCGTGACCGGCTTGAACGTGGGCGGCACCATCGTCGCCGACGCGCTGCGGTGCGCCATCTTTGACTCTACCGTGGTTGGCGGAAAGAGCACCTGCACGGCGATCAACAACCTGAAGTTTGACACCAACCCGGTCCCGCTGAATACCGGCAACTACACGCTGCCGTGGAATCAGTACCCGATCACCAACGGCGCCAACATCACGGTGACGCACTAATGGCTGACCTGACGCCAATCAACGGAGCCACGGAGGCGCTAGCCGCGCTGCCGTCGCAGTTCGTTGGCAAGCCCAATGCCGAGGCGTTGTGGCAGGCGTTGGCGTCGCCGGTGACGGACTACGAGACCACGCTCCAGTGGCTTCAGACGGCGTACAGCCTTGCGGCGGGCACCGGCGTACAGTTGGACGCCATCGGGCAGATTGTAGGGCAACCCCGTGCGGGCGGTCCCTACCCGGTCGGCGAGTCGGATGCGGACTACCTGCGCAAGCTGCGGGCGGCCATCATCCGCAACCACTCCAACGGCACCATCGAAGACATGATCGGCGTTGTCAACGCGCTGCTGTCGAACAAGGCGCCGGTCACGCAGGTGTTTGAAGTCCCGCCGGCTGGATTCGTCTTGGCGGTATGGGTATCGTCGGCGCTGTCGGCGCTGGAAGTGCAGGCGTTGATTGACTTCTGCGAGGATTCGCGGGCGGCTGGCGTGGGCATTGTGGGCTTGGCGTACTACACCAGCCCCACCTTCGCGTGGGGCAACGTGACGACGCCGGCACCGTTCAAGGGGTTTGACGACGGGACCACGGCGGTAGGCGGCTCTTGGGCAAACTACATCTGGCCGTAAGGGGTTGACATGGCAGGCAACAACAAGATCCAAGAATACCCGCTGATTACCGGCGCGATTCAAGCCCCTGAAACGTTGCCTTGGGCGACCTCGGGCACGTCGCTTGAGCCGACCCCGACGCAAGAGGCGACCGGCTGGCAGGCGGCGGGCGTGGGTCCGCCGGCAGATTACCGGCTGGAGAACTACTTCCGCGACAAGCAAGCCGAGTTGAACGCACGCGGCGTCGAGACGGCGCTGTTTGTCGAGTACGCCCGCAGTCTGGTCACGCTGACGGCTGTGGACCCCGGAGTAGGCGAGCGCGAGGTGACGCTTGCCGCCGTGACCTTCAACCATGTGGACGCAGGCGGCGAGACCGTAACCGACGTTGCCACGGTGTTCTGTGCGCAGATCAACGCGGCATTCCCGGACGTGTTCTTTGCCGAACTCGGCGCGGTGGCTGGCACCTTCTACGTCCAGTTGCGGATCCCCGGCAAGACCTTCGTGATTACCACGGCGGTCATCGCGGGCGCGGTCAACATTTCGGCGTCCACCGTGACCGACCCCATCGTGCGCGGCTACTACGACAGCACCAACAGCGCGGGTTCGCTGTACGCCGACCTTGTGCTCGGCTCCACCGATACCGAAGACACCGGCAGCGCGGCGGAAGACCGGCGACTGGTTTGGGACAAGAGCAAGGCGGCATTCCGCGCCGGGCAGGTCACCAACACAAACTGGGACGACATCAACCGGGGCGACTATTCGGCGGCGTTCGGATTGGATTGCAAGGCTTCGGGCGCGGGGTCGCTGGCGGCAGGTGCCTATTCGACGGCGACCGCTGGCAACACGGTGGCGCTCGGCGGCGGGTGCACGGCAAGTGCCAATGGTGCCGTGGCAATCGGTGAAGCCAACACGTCAAGCGCGCAAACGTCCTACACGTTCGGCAGCAGCAATACCGCCAGCGGTATCGGCGCGCTCGCTATGGGCGCCGGGTCTACCGCGAACAAGCAGAACGCCGTCGCCATCGGCGTCGCCAACGCGACCGGCATCGGTTCGGTTGCCATCGGCGGGCAGGGCTTCACCTCGGCGGACGCGCACGAGGAAGACGACATCGCGATCGGCACCAGCGCGGTAGCCAACAACGGCGGCGGCGCGAAGGTTGGTTCGGTCGCCATCGGCTACAACGCCACGACCAGCGACGACGGTGCAACGGCGGTTGGCGCGGGGTCGGCGGCTTCGGCCAAGAACGCGACCGCCTTGACTCGCGGCACCGCTTCGGGCGAGTCGGCTCTTGCGGCGGGCTTCGGTTCGACCGCCAGCGCAAAGGGCGCGGTTGCCCTCGGCGGAACGACTGCCGGCAATACGATGGTCGCCAGCGGTATCGGCTCGCGGGCTACTGGCTCGGCGGCGGTTGCCAACGGTGTGGTCGCATCGGCGCAGGGTGCCACGGCTCACGGTGCGCCCGAACAGACGTGGGCGAATAACGCCGTCGTCGCCAGCGGCAAGCACGCGCACGCACGCGGCGAAGGTTCGACCGCAACGGCGGACTTTGCCGAGGCGAGCGGCTACGGCGCCACGGCGACCAATCGCGGCGAGGTGGTGCACGCAACCTACGACGACACCGGCGCAGTAACCAATGGTCACGGTCGGCACCAGACCGGCTTCTTGGTGGCGCAGGTTCGGGTTGCGGCGGCGGCGGCGCTGACCACCCTTTGCCCTGACAAGTTGGACGGCACCGGCTCGGCGACGTGGACGCCGATCGACGACCGGGGCTACGCAGTGCGGGTGCAAGCCGTCGCCAAGAGCGAAAGCAGCGCAAAGGCCCGCGTCTGGGATTTCCAGATTGCCGTAGCCAAGGACGCCGGGACTACCGCACTTGCGGCGCAGGGCGTGACCATGACTGCCGCAGCCCCGGCTTTGGCGCAGGTGGTAGCGGCGACCAACATCGCCCCGGTTGCCGATGTCGGCGGCTGGGTATTCGGTGCCAGCGGTCCCAACCTGCAAATCAGCGTGGTTGGCGGGACCGTGTTGCTCAAGGCGTCGGGCGATGCCGCCGTGGACTGCCGCGTGACGGCAAAGATTGAATACACCCAAGCCGGGCTTGATTACTAGGAGGCTCTAAGATGGCGAATGTGAAACTGATCCCAGGCAAGCGGTACGTCGCCACTCAGAGCGGCGCCCCGTCGGTTACCCTAACCAAGCAGGCGGGCGCGGCGGACCTGGCACGGGCGGCAATCCTGTCGGCGGTCGGCAGCACCTGCGCCATGACCACCGGCGAGCAAATCACCGCGCAGGCGTTCATGAACGTCGGCGTGACCAACGGCAGCCTCGAACTCGTGCCGCAAGGTGAAACCGTCCTGGCGGGCGCCACCGCTGCCCTGCGCCGCATCGTCGCCACCTCGGCAACCGGACCCGCTGCCCCGACCACGGCCACCGACGGCTACAGCATCCAGGGCCAAAGCGTCTTGCATGTCGTGACCAAGTGCGGCGCCGGTGCGACCGATTGGCAGCTTTATGCCTACGACGCCGTGTCGGGCGAGTGGGCGCTGTTCACGGCGTTCGGCACTGCCGGCACCCTGAGCCTCGCGCCGTCTACCACGGTGCGGACTATCCTGGACGTTCGCGGCATCGACCGTATTGCCTTGCGCGTGTCGGCCAATGGCGGCGGCGTCGCGTGCAGCGGTTGGGCACTTGTTGTTGCCTAGCGCGGCGCGTACACTGAACCCGGCGGACTTCAACGACCCCCGCCGATAAAGGAGCCATCATGGCTGTCACTGTTCCTAGCGTCAAACGGATCGCCATGATTGGCGGTATGTCCTACCCCACCGGCCCCGCCGCTGAGTTGCACACCTGCTTGCAGGGCCTCTCGGACGCTTCGGGCGCCCTGGACTACAAGGCTTCGTGCCGCATCGCCACCGCTTCGGCGCTGCCCGCGTACACCCGCGTGGCCAACGTCATCACCGCCGACGCCAACGGCGCCTTGAACGGTCACGGCTCGGTTGACGGCGTGACCCTGGTTGTCGGCGACCGCGTGCTGCTCAAGAACGGCGCGGCGGGTGCGGACAACGGCATCTACACCGTGACCGCCCTGGGTGGCGCCTCGGCCAAGTGGAAGTTGACCCGCGCGAGCGACGCCAACACTTCGGCGCAGGTCACGTCGGGCATGTTCACCGAGATCGAGGAAGGCACCGCCAACACCGGCACCGCGTGGCTGTTGTCGACCGCCAACCCGATCACCCTGAACACCACCGCCTTGACCTTTACGCAGTGGTCCGGCGCGATCAACCGCGTGGACGGCACCGTGTCGACCCAGGCGGCTGGCGACACCGCTTCGGCTGGCGTGTCCAACAAGACGGCGGCAGCGGACCACAAGCACGCGATGCCGGCTGCGGACGCGGCACAGGGCACGGCCTCGTTCCGTACCATCAACGCGGTGGACGGCAACATCCAGCCGATCGGCACGCAGGCGGCGGGCAACAGCCTTGTCCCGGCGGCGGCCAACCACGTTCACGCTCACGGCGCGCAAGCTCTCGGCGACGGCACCAACCACGCCGTAGCTACGGCGGCGTTCGCTGGCTTCCAGTCGGCCACCGACAAGAGCAAGCAGGACAACACCCGGCTGTACCATCAACAGAGCATCCCCGGCGCGGCTCTCGGCGCGGGCGTCGACAACACCAGCTACTTCCACATCGCGGCGGCTCCCGAGACCATCACCAGCGCCAAGATCGTCATGTCGGGCACGCCGACCGCCCAGCCGGCGGCCAACCCGAATGACTTGGTGGTCGAGGTCTACAAGAACGCCACGCTGGTCGCCTCGCAGACCTACGTCGCTGCCATGCCGGCGGCGGGCACCTATGACGCGCTGGTGCTGTCGGGTGTCGCCGGTGCCCTGGACCTGGCGGCCAACGATGTCCTGTCGCTGGTGATCACGCAGAACGGGACTTGCGCCCTTGGTCCCGCGTCGGGCCTGAGTCTGGTCGTGTCGGCGGTTCCGAAGGCGTAACCTCTCACCGCAGCCGGCGGGACGGCAGACAGTAGCCGTCCCGCTTGGCTGGCGAGGTCGCGATGGCAGACAGCGCCGGCATCATCAACAGCAGCACCGGCGGGATCGTCGAGGTCAAGTCGGCGCTTGTCGAAGTCTCGCCCGGCGTCTGGCAGTTGCAGGCGGCGGCACCCGGCTACGTCCCGACCTCGCGCAAGATCAACACCAACGCACCCCTGACGGGCGGCGGCGACCTCAGCACCGACCGCACGCTATCTATCCCGGCTGCCACCGTCGCGGCAGACGGCTACATGACCACAACCCAGGTCAGCACGCTGGCCGGTGCCGTGCAGGGCAGCGCGACACCGGGCGGCGACCTGGCGGGCGCGGGCAGCACCTACACGACACCGCTGCTGACGGCGGTAGGACCGGGCGCGACGGGTCCAACGGGCAACGCTACGACGGTGCCGGTGGTCACGATTGACGCCAAGGGTCGCGTGACCGGGCTGACATCCACCACCATCGCGGGCGTGGCTCCGGGCGGTTCAGCCGGCGGCGACCTAGCCGGCACCTACCCCAACCCGACGCTGGCGGCAGTCGGCGCGGCATCGACCCAGGGCGACGGCGAGAATGTGCCCGTGGTCACGGTGGACACCAAGGGTCGCGTGACCGCCCTGACCACGACGCCGGTACTTGGCAGCCGGGTCCAAGCTGTCAACAAGCAGGGCAGCGCCATCACCAAGGGGCAGGCGGTCTACGTCTACTCGGGCGCGTCGCAGAAACTGTTTGTGAAGTTGGCGAAGGCGGACAGCGAGGCCACGTCGCACGGAATCTTGGGGCTTGTCTCGGACGCCAGCATCGCCAACAACGATCCAGGGTATATCCGCGTCCTGGGAGAGCTTATCGACATCGACACGTCGACGCTGACGGAAGGCGCTCCGGTCTATCTGTCGGCTACGGTCGCGGGCGGCCTGACCTCCACGTCACCGATATCGCCCAATCACTCGACCTACCTCGGCGTCTGCACCGCGACACACGGAGTTCAGGGCGCAATCTACGTTGCCCCTAGCGCCGGTCTGGAGCTCGCCGAGCTGCACGACGTGCTGTTGTCGGGGCTGGCGTCGGGCGACCTTCTGCGGTACGACGGGACCAAGTGGGTCAACGTGACCACTGCGACGGCGATGGCGGCCTACGTCCTGCTTTCGTCGTACACCGCCGCAAACAAGTACCTCTACAGCACGGCTGCGGGCGTGGTCACGGACGCGACCATCCTATCGGGCTGGCGCGACTGGCTGGCGACGACAAAGGCGGCCTGGTCCGAGGCAGGCGGCGCGCTGACACTGGCGGCGTCGTCGCAGTTGTTCCTGAACGGAACCGGCAACCTGCGCCTAGGCGTCGGCTTCGGTTCTGGCGGCTTCTCCAACGCGAACGCGGTGGTTGAGTACAAGCCGCACATCTCCAGTCGCTTGACGTTCTTGGACAACGTGAACGGCGGCAACCACAATCCAGTCTTGGCGCTTTGCTGCTTGACCGCCGTATCTGGATGCTGCATGGCGCTGTTCGCCGACATCACGTCGTCGGCGTTCATCTTCTCGGACAACGGCAACTTCGACATCACCAGCGATACCAAGGCGCACATCGAAGCCGGCACATTCGGCGGCGGTACGCTGCGGTTTCGGGTGTCGGCGGCGGGCATCGCCTACGTCACCAACTCGCTGCGGGTTGGCGACACCACGGCGCCGACTGCGCTGGTGCACATCAAGGCGGGAACGGCCTCGGCAAGCACGGCACCGCTCAAGTTCACCTCGGGCACGCTGCTGACGGCGCCGGAAGCCGGGGCGGTCGAGTTCGACGGCACATCGTTCTTTGGTAGCACGTCGTTCCGTAGCGCGTTCGTGCGTGGCGTGCATGTGTCGGCGTCACTGACCCCAACTGTCGTCGCGGCAAACAGCGCGAGCGTGCAAACGTACACGGTGACGGGGTTGGTCGTTCCGCACGCGGTCACGGTGTCGCCGCCGTCCATCGACAGCGGGCTTGGCATCATGTGGGCGCGATGCAGCGCGAGCGATACCCTAGAGATTTGCTGGCGAAACTTTACGGGTGGCGACTTGACTCCCGCATCTGGCACCTACAGGGTCGCAGGTGTGCGCGTGTAGGTGACAGCGTTGAATTTTGGCGCTATCCTGTACCTGCGCCGTGGGCGCACGAACGAGGCAGGACATGTCGAAGGTAAGCCAACCCAGCAGCATCAGCGAAAGCACGATGCTAGCCCTTCGAAACCCTGAGGCATTCCACATCGGACCCGGTTGGGCTGCCGTCCTTGCCGCACTGGCCGTGCCGTTGATCGGCTTCGTCTGGTACGCCGGCAGTGCAAGCGCCCGCACCGAGACCAAGGTGGAAGCCTTGGACAAGCGCACCGAGAAGATCGAAGGGCAGTTGTACGCCATCGCCATCGCGGTCAACGCCAAGCCGGTCGTCGGCTGCAAGACCTCCGAGAAGTCGACCATTGAAGCATTCTCCGGCGCGTTCGGTGACGTGGTTCTTGCCACCCCGAAGCCGAAGCCGCAACCGCTGCCCAACGTGGGCGCCAAAGGCTGGCCATGACTATCCCTCTGACCCCGCAAGCTCTCGCAATCCTCGCCCTGTTCGGGAGCATCGGCACCGTCGTGTCGCTGCTGTGCTCCGTGACCCCGACTGCGACCAAGGCGCGCAATCCGAAACTATGGACCGTGCTGGAGTCGCTGGCGTTCAACAGCGGAAACGCGCAGAACGGCGACGGACCCAAGGGCAACGGCGCGCTGACCACCATCGCGTGGGGCATTGCCGCCTTCTACACGGTGTTTGTGCAGGCGACGACCTCACCCACGCCGCCGGCTCAAGTGGTGCCGGTGCCCGCCGTGACCTTCGTTGCCATCCCCCACGACCCGACGCCGACGGTC